TTGATTTCCACCACCTCTTTTTCCAATCCATCAATGCGTGTATGGGCAGAGGCAACTGTTCGTTTATCAGTGCTCAATACTTGCCCTCCCAATTAAAATTTCTGGCTTTTAAATTCGGCATTTCTAATATCCATTGGCTACTAATTTTGAAAAATCACCACTGAGAAGCTTCTTTTTGACGTATGCTAGAAACTCCTGTGAACCAAGTGTTGTTCCTGACTCCCTCATCCACATTTCAGCCACGACTAAAGGTATAGAACCGGCTAACCGCATGTCGCTGTTTCTATTATGACCGTCTATGTTTCGCTCTTTGTTAAAATCAAGAATACGCTGTACGTCTTGTGATCGCTTTACAATCAACTTGTCATCTTCTGTGTGGTAAGTGGTGTTTAAAAGTGTATTGCTCATTTTGGTGCCTCTCCACCTTCCCAAGCTTCATTTACATTAGGCGTGTTAGGATCATCTGCCAAAAGTTGGCCCTTGTTGTTTCTTGCTCGTTTTGGTTTGCTTGTTGTTTTCACTTCTTCAGCAAAGCCCTTTTTAATAAATATTGCGTCTTCCTCTGCCCTCACCTCAACTACATCACCCATGTTTTTAGGTTCATCATCAAGAAATGGTTGCCTATCTGTAGTAATTTTTATTTTCATATAAAACTCCATTGGTAGAGGGGCATTGCTGCCCCCCTTTTTTGGTTATGATGCGTTTACATCTGCCACAACGCCGTGGGCTTTTTGCGACGTTACCTGAAGTCCATATTCGCAGCTAATTAATCGCCGTTCTGACAGCCCGGTTTTCGCTAATGGTTCTTGCTTGGCGGTCTGTAGGTAAGCAACTTCTGCATAAGTTGGATCAAGAACAAATACGTCTGGTGTGTAATCTACACTTGATACTGTTCTCACACGCATATGGCGGTTTGGCACAATTTGTAGCTCACCAAAGTCACCAATATAAACATCAATAGCAGCGTTTAACTTGCTATCTTCTGCCTCTTTAAAGCGTGTTGCGTTACCTGTAAAAGCAGATATTTTTTGCTTTTGTGCAGAACCACACATTACAACAGATGGTTGTGCTCCACTATCCCAACAGCCCTTGATAACATCTTTGAGCAATGTTTCTGTCAATGGTCTAAGAGTACCGTCTGTCGCTGCTGCGTTAACAGAACCCGCTTCACCTGTCCCAGATGTAGTACCGTTGGCACCACCAGAACCTCGTGAAACGTTAGTAGTAAGGTAAGCCGGTAAGCCTGCTGTTTGTCTAGCCGAGCCAGATGATCCTGCTGCTGCTGGAACGTTTGCAAGCAACATAGCTTCCATGTCTCTTTTTAGTTCAGCTAGTTTGTAAGCTACTTGCTTCGCTACTGTTTGAGCATTTGCAACACCATTAACAGCTTGGTTTGTAGATGATACCTCTACAACTTTTGCTGAAATTTGTGTGTAGCCACCTTTACGAACGGCGTTAGTGGGTGCCGTATTTGACAGCCCCACATCACCCTCAATCTGTCTATTTGCGCCAGTTGCCGCGAGGTCTACTTCACTCCATTCAAAGTAAGTATTATCGACATTACGAGAACCAATTGTGCTCATAAAAATCGTCTCAGTTGGCGAGATTGATGCCATTGCTTGACTTAAATCCTCGCGGATTGTTGTGACGTCATACGTCTCGTTTGTATTTGCTGTAACGGCCATTGATTTATCCTTTCAAAATATACCGTCTGGTACTTGTATAAAAATTACGGGTTTAAGAGATAATTAGCTATGCTATCAATATCACCTTTTGCCCTCATTAATGCTTCTGCCTTTTTACTTGCAGCAGCCTTTCCTTGGCTAAGACGTTTTTTTGCACCGGCTTTAACAGGGGCAATGCTTTCTTTGTTAGAAGTTGCTTTGCCTCGTTTTTTTACAAGCTTACGAAAACGCATGGCATCATACATTGCTAAAATGTATCTGTGATCCCTTACGCTCTCCAATTCCTGTTGCGTAAAACCGTAGTAGTCTCCAACCTCCATCAAATCTTTTTTTATTGCGTCTCCTTTTTCTGGGTCTGCAATATCAGGCAATCTTTCTGTAAGTAATTGAGTTTGCTGCTCGGTAAACGCTTGCAATTGCTGTTGCTGCTGTTGTTGTTGCTGCATTTGCAATTGTTGGTATTGTTGCATTTTGGTATCGTATTCAGCCTTGGCCTCGTCGTATTTTATTTTTTGCTCCATATATCCAAGAGGATCGTCACTGAACAAATCTTTTGACGGTGGGGTAGGCTCCGTGAAACCAGTTTGTTTAGCTTTTTCAAAAAATTCTCTTTCCTGATGTCGCTGTTGTGCTAATGCATTTGATTGCTCTTTTACTTGTTTTTCAAGCTGTGCAATCTCTTGCATACGTCTTTGGATGTATTCTTGACCGGCTTTATTTCGCTTTAGCTCCCCCAGGGTTGCTTTCTTCATCTGACCATCAGCTTTGTATTCAATTTCAAGGTCATCAGAAAGCTCTAGAGGGGCGGCGGTTTCGTCCTCAAGATCATCCGCATCTAATTGATCGAGTAGATCATCGTCTGCATCATTCTCAGCTTCGTCAACTACGTCAGTCTCTTGTTGAGGTTCTTCAATAGTTTCTTCGCTAGATGCTTCTACTACTTCTTCTGTAGTATCGTCAGTAGTAGTATTTGGTACTTGTATAAGCTGCTCAACAGCAGCGTCTAATGTGTTAGGCGTGTTCACGGTGCTAACCTTTCCTTAAGTCTAGAAATGTCTCTGCCGCAATAGCAGCGTCAAGGTTCATTTCAATTGCTTGTAATGCACGAATAATTGCGTGCGCTTCTTCACGACGTTCAATCTCTGAGGCGTCGCTAGCTGCGAAAACGTCTTTTTGACGCTCTCGAACATCCTCTACAAACTGCTTAAATGCAGTATCGTTTTTTAACCTTTTGGCTTCGTTAGCCGTTATGCGAATATTGGTCATTGTCCTTGGGCAATCCCTGCTACGGTTCTAAGCTTGTCTTGTTCTGCTTTGACTCTGGCTACATCAACGGCTGTTCCGTACTGACCCGCAACTTTTGCCGCATCGACAAGTAAATCTTGCGCCATTTGATCGCGTTTTAGATCATCCTCTGCTGCTGCTTTTGTGGCGTCTAACTGTAGCTTCGCCATGTCGGTGTTCATCTTTGCTTGAGCTTTCATTTGCTCTGCTTGTAAAAATGCAGCGTTAGGGTCTTGTTGCTGTTGCGCCATCATTGCTTGTTGTTGCTGTTGTAACGCCAACATTTGCTGTTCAATCTCTTGGTTGATTGGGGCAAAGTATCTATCTGAGTTACGCACACCGGCTGCTGCCATCATATCTGTAATTGTGTTGCGTATGTTTGTGAGGCTTACCAAGCCATTCATAGGGCCATATTGTTGATAGACTTGGGTTTGCATCGTCAGTGCTTGCTGTAAGGCAGCTATCTTTTCATCTTCCCGTCCAGTACCCAAGCCAACGTTTACGCTTACGTCCATTGATACATCCCAGACTCTAGGATCAACTGGCACAAACTGACCATTCATACGCATCATCTTTTCTTCGTTAAAGTTCTTGTGCATGATACGCAGAATAATTTTAAACAAGTCTCTTAGACCATCAGCAAGATTTCTCACCATCACTTCTACTTGCCCTGCGGCTGCTTCTACGCTTGCAGTAACGGCTGCTTTTGTTGTGGACTGCATCGCATCAGGATTGAGTGCAAGGTTCTGCGTCACGCCTGTTTTTTGTTCAACAAGCTTATCCATATAGGTTAGGGCGCTAAGTGTCTGACCGGCAACAAATGGAACGCTTAAATCTTGTATACTACCAGGTTGCCTCATTCTGATAAGTGAGCCAATCTCATTATTTAATAAATCATCGACGTTGACACTACCTTCTAAAAACCCAATTCTAGGGTTGTTTGTAAGAGCAACATTATCCAAAATGCCCCTCAAGATCGCTGTGCTTGCGTCTTGGTCATCTGCAATAAGCTCACAAAGGCTACGGCCGTAAAAACTGTGAGGCTCTGGGTCTACTTCTAGCTTGACCATTGGCACTTCATCACAAGGCTCAAAGTCTAATAATTCATATCCAGTGCCACCTAACAAAAACTTATGCAAAACAGGCACACCAGTACCATCTACATCAATTCTCATGTAAGCCTCTGTTATTGCTATGCTTTTCATGGAAGGGTCTTGCTCATTTTCATCAGCAAAATCTTCATTATAGCCTTGCCGTGCCTGCACCTCTGTTTCGGTCATCTCAAAACCGCTAATAATACCATCAAGACCCAATACTATCTCTGGGTCATAGCCCATTGCGATTACATCACCGGCACGCATTTCTGTCCTATGTGCTACAATGTATGCGTCCTCTATTGTTCTAGCATCTCGATTTACAAAAAATTCTTCGGGCGGTACGCTTTCTATGCATAGATCGCCTTTCATTTCTTTGCGGCTAAGTTTGACTGCAAATATTGGTGCCTCAACATCTACGCCAAACTCATCCATTTCCATACGCATTTCCATGCTTTGCTCTAGCACTTCAACGTCTGGGTCGCTTGTAAGTAAGCTTAACTCATCTTCAGAAAGGTCTGATAATGTGTATATTTTTGCTGTTGGGTATTCCTTGTGATACGCCTTGATAATGCCTTGCTTTTTTACAAGCGCGTCATGGATTGCATCAGATAAAACACGGTAGCCATTTAGCCTGTTAAACTCATGATTGATAAAGTCTGTGGCCTGTTCTGCCATTGCAACATCTTCTGGGCCACGCGGCATAAACTCAACTGCTTTGGTCGTAGACATAAACACACGCATAATCGACGGT